TAAATACAGCACGCAATTCGGTTTGGTCAAGGGCTACCTGTTCGGTCACTGTTCCTCGCTTCCAAAACCTCAACTGCGGTCAATATATCCTCGGCTGTCTGCCAATGTGCCATCGGGATGTGCGTGGCTATTGCTAACTCAATTAAGAGTCGGCTAATGCTTCCGCGTGGATGGCTTTTGGGTCTGTGTCACCTACTTCTACGTCACTGACTGATTCCATCCAAGCATCAAATGGCTTGACTGGCTTACTACCAGCGTCACGCTTCATGGCTAGGTGAGCAACGTACAAAATATCCCACATGCCGCCAAACTGTGAGATGACCTTTTTTGTGGTCATCTCCCAGCGGGCGTAATCAGGCGGGCGCACCATGTAGGTTGCTTCTGATCCATCGATGTATTTAATTGTTATTTGCTGTTGCATTTTTTTTGCTCCCGGTTCTTGTCGATTTTAGCTAAATGTCTCGGTGACTGAGCCTTGTGAGACAAGGAAAGTAAATGAGACTGTCTGTGCATCCATACCTGATCCACCGACTGTTGGATATGAAGGCTTGATAGGAAACACAAATTGCGCTCCTGTTGCAGCTGTCAATGTTACTGAAATGTCGGTGTCCGGTGCTGTATCACATGCTGTCCAAATGGCCTCGCATACTGAGTTGGTTTTGCCCCAGTCTGCAAGCATGTCGAGCTGAAATGTTGCTGTGACGTTTGTGGTTTTGTATGCCTCGCCGTCTAGCGTTTGATATGTCTGACGATCTAGTACTTTCGTCAATACTGCGTTTGTGGCCTGTGCTTCGATGTCTGTTCCACCTGTGAAAGACAACGAGATGTCACGACCAGTAATTACTGTTGTTGCCATGATGTCTGCTCCTTATGCGGTTTGTGTGTAGTAGGTAGAAACTCGAACATCAGCAATAAGCAATGTCGATGCTCCAACTTGTGTAACTGTTGGTCTTTCGACCACGCTGACCACATATCCTGCGGGGATTACGGCCAGCACACTCATGATTAGCTGCTCGATATTGTCAAGCGATGCTGGGTTGCTGTTATAGGCAACCGCGACTGAGATAAGAAAATTGATTTTGGTATGCAGCGTTGTTTTGTTGATTGTCTCAAGCTCAAGATATGGCGTATCCGGCACTACCACTACAGCAGGCGGAATAATCGATTCAGGCACATAGCTGTAAACGTTGCCTGCCACGCCTGCTAGGGCTGTGGCTAGTGGTGTGCGTACTTGACTTAAAATTGTTGATGCTGGCATTACTGGCACACTGTCTCTACGTCAAGGTAAGGCATGAGCAATGTTGAGACGCGATTGGTCAAGCTGCGACCCATGCGATACGGCGTAGCGGTGAAGTCCACACCTTCAATCTGGCCACCAGCTGCAACGCGTGATTGGAATACTTCAACGCTGACTGCCAAAATAGCAGATTCAATTGCGTCATTGCCTGCATAAATTTGTGCAGCTGAATAGCCTGAAAGTGTTGCTGTGCCTGTTGGAATAATCTCGCGCAGCGTTACGTTGGCGGCTGTTATAGCGGCTGTAAAGTAATATTCACCAGCTGTAACCACTGTGACTGTTGCGCTAAATGGCGCAGGTAATCCGGCCACAATAATTGACTGGCCTGCCACAAAATGATGCTGGCGGGCTATGTAGTAATAAGCGACGTTATTGTCGAGCTTGTAAGCATTGACGGCTGATACGTTTGCAACCAGCATAGGCAAAATTACGGCCTCGCTAGTGTTAATAATTTCGTCTAAATATGCGTCATTATAAAGCGATGAACTCACGCCCAGCACAGATCGCAACTGTGAAGCTGTGACAATGCTGGGCATGAGTACACCTTTCGTTCGGCTCGGCTAGCCCGGGAGCGAACTAGCCGATGATTAGATTGAGTCGATTAGGACTTATTGACACCAAATGCGCCAGCGGCAATCTTTGTGGCAACTGCACCAAATGAATAAACGCCAACTGTAATTGATCCGTCGGCTGTTGATTCTGCGCGTAGCTGGTATTGAGTTCCCTCGTACCATGTGTATGCATCAGGATTGATGACCATGATTGAGTCATCGATGTCTGTTGTTGCAGATGTGTTAGCTGTGACATAGAGATCAAGTCCTGCAACGCGTCCGCGCAATGATGTAGGTGTTGCCAAACCTGGTTGGTTATTAGGCTGTGTTACTTCGTTATAGATAGGACGGCCATTGTCATTTAGTGACATCAGGTTGCTCCACTGCGAAGTATTTACCAAGAGGTTACGTGCAAATGGATTTGCAAGACCTGCTGTTGCAGCATAAACGCTTGCTGAACCGCGAGCGATAACGCCTAGCAATTCGGCTGCTGTTGGATATGTTGCAATTGATGTTGAGTCTGCTGTTGCACCAGCTACAAGCGCGTCATTGACGTACTTATCCTGTGCCTTAGCCATTGCTGCAACCATGTTATTGAGCAATTCATTGTAAAAGACAGGGCTAGTTCTGGTAAAAAGCTCGACGCTAAATTTTTGCTGTCCGGCAAATTTCTTAACATCCACAGATACAAACGCGCTGTTCTGATCAGTTTCGTTAAATGCTGCATCTTCTGCGACAACTGCTGCTGTTGGTGCAACTGTAATCTTAGGAATTTCGAATGTCATACCAGCATCAGGCAATGTGCCACGGCTGATTGCATCGATTGATGGACGGATTGTTGTAGAAAGTCCGTTGATGACTTCTGTTAACTGACGTGTTGGTACAAGACCAGCATTGTCGGTTGTGTTATCAGCTGCGAGAACATACTGACGTGCTTCTTCTGATCCCAGTGCAGCTTGTACCTTGTTTTCAAGATACTTTGCAGCTGTGATTTCGATGCGTGGCTTTGATTTGAATCCGCCAACTGCTGTTGCAGCTGCGGTTATTGACTGCGCGGCTTCGACCGACTCTACGGCTTCCGCGGTTGTGACGGCGTTATCCACTTCGTCTCCTTCTGTTGTTGGTTGGGCTTCTGCTTCCTCGGTTGTGGATTCAGAATCTTCTGTGTCACCTTCTGTAGCGGCAACTGACTCAACGCGCGCGCTGCGGATTGCAGGCTCGCTGGTTAATGCGACGGCTGTGAGTTCGCCTTTCAAAATGCGCACTGTGCCATCTTTCAAAGTCTCGTATTCGTCAAATGCAACTTCGACGCTAAAACCATCGCGCAGACCTTCGGCAGCTTCTACGAGCGCATCATTGCCTGCACTTGTCTGCGCAATTTTAAATGTTGCATTGATTCCGGTGTCTGTCTGCTCCATGCTCATTGTTTTACCAATGCGGCGCGTGCGATCATGTTCAAGATTAAGCAAAACTGGCTGTGCCTCAATTGATCCGGTTGCAAACTGCACTTTGCCAATTGATGCGTTGCCTGTCTCTTCAAAAGTGACAATTGTGCCTGTAATTGTGCGGCTATCTGAATCGGTAGCCGTAATTGTCATAGGCGTAATGACTTTTTTCATAGCAACATATCCTCTTCCTCGCGGATTTCCTCGACTGACATTGCGCCAATACGATTAAGAATTTCATAGACCTGTGCGCGTTCCAGCGGATTGCCGCGTAGGAAATCGTCAAGGTCAAATTTAACTTCTTGTCCAGCTGGTACAAAGTCTGCAAAGCTCATGCGCTGTTCAATTTGTGACATGTAATTTCTAAATGCAAAATCCACAAGGTCACGCCTTTTGTCAAGGGCGTTGCTATATGTGAATGTTGATTGCTGGGCATCGACAAAGTAGGCAGGCAAACCACAAGCGCGTGCCAGCTCTAACGCAACGTAATTGCGTGCTTCGTTAAGCTGAATTGATTTTGGATCATAACCAAGTGTCTCAAGCGTGACATCTGCGTTTAAAAATGCGGTTGATTTGTTAGATCGAGCTGTACGCCATGAAGATAGCAATTTAGCAACGCGATCTGCTGGCAGCGATGTGCCGTTTGACTTTAACACCATTTGCGGAATTGGCTCGTTGGCAAAATTCATTGCTGCCTTTTCTAGCGCAGCTGCGGCCTTAATTGTGCGGCCTGCTCGATACAGAAGTCCTTCGCCATCGCCTTGAAAAACTACAAGATTGTTGGCATCGACAAAACTGCCATCAATTCTGTACGCAACAATTTCAAATCCCATGCCGTCTGTCTCTATAGATACGCGCTCTGGTGCAATGCGCTCCATCGATCTAATACGTCCAGTGTCCGCATAACGTTCTGTTACATAAGCGTATGCGCTGGGATGCAGAATCAAATCAGAAATTAACCATGACCAAAACACACTTCCGGCGATGCGTGGATCAGGCTGATTAATAACGCGCGGGGCTTGTACCTTCTCACCAGTTGCAACATTGCGCACGTGCATAGGCAATGATGCGATGGTTTGGATAATTCCAATAGATCGGGCAACAGCTGGCACGCTGACTGCTTCTGCTCTTGTAGCTTGTGTTATTCCTGCAAAGAAAAATGGCGATGTCTCTGTGTAATATGGCGCAACAGAAGCATCGACCTCAAGAACAGGCTTTGATGCATTTACTGTAGGAAATAAAGTTTGAAACAGACCCATGCCTTAATTTTAAATTGCTTTTACCATTTAACCCACCATGATGTCTAGGTCTGTCTCTGGGCGTGTCGCAAAATGTGTCACAAGGGCTACGGCAACCGCGCCACAGACAATTGCGTTGCTGGCACGTCGGCCAATGACCCAACCGCCATCGCCTCGACGCAATTGCACAGCTGCCAAGATTTCCTCGGTTAATTGTGCCTGTCCTCGATGTTTTAGCCGTCCGCTATTGATAGCCGATAACATCTCGTCGCAGCTTTGCGGATATGACTGATCCATATCATAAATTGGGATGCCCGCGGGAGCTAAACGGCTGGCCACAGCTCCGGCAGACTTTCGGCTGTAAAGTACGTACTCGGTTGGATACTTTCGCGCATAATCGGCTAAATCGTTGGCTATCGCTTTATCGTCTAGCTGTAAATCATTTGACCATGTATGTAACAGCTTTACCACAAATGACTCATCGGCTAGCTTCTGTGCGCCTACGAGACTTGCGTGTTTTCTGTCCGGACTTAAATCAACGGCAAGCCATGTCAACTTTTCCGTATGCAAATCAACTTTTTTGTCAAGGCATTTATTCCATGCACCAGCATCGACAATGTTTTGGATTGCTACAACCCACCTACATAACACTTCCGACATCACCACATTTGGGGGATCATTTAAAACAGACCTGATATTGTCCTCATGGATAAGTCTGCCCATTGAAGGATTTGCGTGCCGGGCATTTTCTAGGCTTATCTCATCGGTTGGTGCTGACCACTCAAAATAGCCAATGTCATCTTGCACGCCGCCAATGCTGGCCAACGCTCGATCTCTAAAACTATTTAAAACTACGCTTGTATTGTCTCCGGCGTTTGTATAGCTCATCAACATCGGATTTGGGCTACTCATCAAGGTATATCGCAGCGATGCGAATGAGTCCATGTTGTTCATACGCAACAGCTCATCCAAATGGATTGTGGATGGCCTACTGATACCGCGCGCAGCTGATCCACCAGCACGCACCATAAACCTTGTGCCTTTAATAGTCTCGATTTCCTCTGCCCCATGATTTAAGCGTACCTTTTTGACCTGCTTTGCTAGAAAATCGTTTGCCTCAATTGTCCACATCATCTGTCTAAATTGCTCCAGCGATGTGTTGAGCGTGTGCGCCTGCCCAATCTGTAGCGGCTCATCCCATAAAAACAGCCCGCCTAAGATTCTAATTTGCTGTAAAAAAGATTTGCCGTTTTGTCGGGCTACCACAATGCAATTGACCGGACTAGCCCAGCGGCCATCCGGCTTAACCTTGTGCGTATGGATCAGCGCAAATTTTTGCCATTCCATCAAATCGACCTTGAGACTAGCTGCTAAATCAATCAAATCTTGTCCGCGAGACGGCAAATCGTTGAGCGGCGTGTGGATTCGGGGCGTTTGTACGCCCATTACAGGCGTTTTGGCTTCTGTGTCCCTACTCATTTCCGATTCAGGCCGATTCAAGCCTTCTAAGGGCATTTCTAGGCTTTTTGAGGCCTCTGCGTGGCTAGTCATGGCTGATTGATTCGTTTTTGGTATAAAAAGGAACAGGAAGGGTCAGAGGTGTCCTTGTGCTACTAAAAAACCGACCCCCTTTAACTGAATTGCACAATCTGCACAGCAATTGTAAGTTGAAATCGTCGTCTGTGCCACCTTGACTGCGTGGGATGATGTGATCGACGCTATCGCCTTCCATCCCGCACATCTGGCATATCCCACCATCGCGCAACACAATACGTTCACGTATCTTACGCCAACGTGATGTGCTTCCATTGTGACCTAGCGCACTACTCATCAATAGTGATTCCTTTTCTGATGAAAGCGATATGCATTGCACATTGATCCATAACGATGCTTAATGTATTTGATTGTTGCATCTATTTGACGATAAGGATCCAAAGTCTTGTAGTGCTGACTACGCATTTGACCTAATCCGTAATGACTACCATTTACAGCTAAAGGATTCCAGCGAGACTCCTTGTAAATGATTTTACTAAAACATCGATATTGCTCATCATTGATAATCCTAGAATGTGCATATAGCTTGTAATGATCTGCATTGCTTGTAGCTTGTGCTGGTTGTGTCTGTAAGACAAACGAGCCTAGCATTAGGCATAGGACTGGCCTTAGCACCTGTCGCCTTAGCGAGCTACACGGCCACAGCCGCTCGCTTGCAGCGCAGGAGCGTAGCATCGATGTCAAGCATTTAGAGTTATCCACAGATTTTTGAGCGTTGTCTCGGCGTGTTATCCACAAGTTATCCACAGGCTTCAATCTTTGCCCCATCCAGTGCCTTTGAAGTGTGCAGGCGGTGAAGTCCATATACGCTCCATAGAGACAAGGCAAAACTTGCATGAAGGATAGACAATGGACTCATCCATAGCTGCTTTGACAGACTCAATTGAGCTGCATATTGAACATCTAAACTCATAAATCGGTGTCATAAGAAGGATGCTCCCAACCATCCGGCACTTTATGCATCATGATTTTGCATCGATCACAATGCGGCACAAGATAGACTTTGCCTGTGTTGCCATCAATGGTTTTGTGAGCTGCACATATAGGGCAGCGATACTTATTCGTTGGCATTGTAGGCCGTCTCCTTGTCTAATAATGCAACAGTCAATACTCCACAACTATTGCACTGAACCACCTCAACGTAAGGCGGCAAATTATCGGTTACTTTGCAGACAGTCTGCGTTGTGAGCTTCTTTTCTACGCGGCAGTTATAGCTGATCTGCATACTGACTTCTGACTAGGTTTGCCATCGGATGTAAATCCTGTTGGCCTATCCACCAGCAACCATCGTTGCGGCGTTGGGATGGCCTGCGTGCCATCGATATAGGTATCCATCCACAGATGTAGTAAAACGGCATCGATCCAGTTACCAGCACAGCTATGTCCTGATTGCGGTCATGCTCGTACAGGATCAGTGAACCATCTTTCCATTTGGTGTGCTTGACCTCAAAATTACTGCCTACGTCGGCCTTGTTCTTGTAATTTCGATTGCCAAAGTCAAAGGGATAATTAAGATATTTGGCCAAAGCTAACTCTGCACCAATGGCCTCGCTTTGTTGATCTACCATCTGTGGAAAGTTTATCTGCCGCTTATCAGCCATGAAATTGCGTTTGACCTGACGGCCTAGCCATGAGTCAATGTAATCGGTTGCCCGGACAAGGCCGTAGATTGTGCAATTGATTTGTTCCTCATGCGTAAGATCGACGCGAATCATAAATGCAACCTATCCTCGCACGCAGTACATAACCATTGCACTAAACCATCATCACGCAGATATTCATTGCACAGGACATCGTCATCACATAAATCACAGTTTGTAAAGCCCCATGATCCAGCTTGTAAATTGTACTTGTGCGTCATTTGCAAGCCTGACATAGCCAAATCATTGATAATCCTTGATTTGCGACATGTTTACCAAATTGTGTAGGCCGATAGGTTTGGCAGCCATCACAATAATCTACTGGTATCTCGTCGGTATCTCTGATAATCGTGCCATCAACCTCGATGGTGATTTTGCGTCCGTCCGGCATCTGCATGTGCATTGCGCCCATCAGATACGTTCCTTCCATTTTCCGTCGCTCGTCAATGTCAACCATAAAGCGGTGCATTGATTTGCCTTTGTTTTCTCTGTGCATACATAGCCACGATAAGGCTGGCCAGTTTTGGCTGATGTGCCTTCTTTAAGCAACATGTGGCCATGCTTACAAATAGGTGCTTCGCTGACCATTTCGCCCCCTAATTGTTCTGCTATCTCGTTAACAGCTTGTTTTGCCGTAGTAAATCCAGTTTCATCCCAAATCGGCTTTGCCCATGGATCTTCGTCCACAAATGCTTTTGGCATTGCCTCGACTTGCTCCATTGATTCCTTAGATACTTTGTCATCAGCACCTAAAACCACGCTTGCACATCGACCAATTGCGCTGCTGACAGTATCTTCGACATACCATCGTTTCATTTGGACGTTATATGCGCCAACCATGCCATGTGCGTAATCAATTGCAGCTGGTTTCTCATCTTCGTAATTCCTGTAAATGCGGCACTCAATTAAGATATAGCCCTTTTCCGGTGACCAATCAATGATTGATGTCTCGATTCGGTTGCCCGGATAAGTAGCATGCAGGCGTTGGACTTTCTGATTGACAGTCTCGTAATTGTCTAAAAATCCCATTAGCGCACCTCACTTGATTTGCGTGCTGCGATTTTGCCGCGAATGAATCCTTCGCGTTTGCCTTCTTTGAGGCCTACTGTGTAGCCGATTGTAAAGCCGATAGTCGATGCAATAAGCATCCACATGGCCACTTCCTGTATTGCGTACATCTTTGCTCCCGTTCAGGCAGCTACTATGCTTCGCTCCCTGACATAAGCGTGAGGCACTAAACCGACAAATGCAAGATTCACGCTCAATTCACGGCGTGTCGAATGGCAAAACATGAGTCCAGCCATGCATCAACGGCATCATCCAGCGAGCGTGTTATATCAATCTTGAGATCGTCCATAGCTCTTGCCTTCTACAATGAAACTGCCATCCTTGTCGATGTAAATTAAATCCACTTGTACATGCTTTCCATCGACGTACATAACGGCAAATCCGGTCTGCCAATTGGCATAGCCTTTTGTATAACCAGCTTTTGACAGGCTCATTAGATTGCCTATTTCAACGCCATGTAATACGCGGCCAGTTTTGCCTCCGTAAGCTTCTGTAAATGATGATCTGCCCATGCGATGCGTATGTCCTGATATGACATTGCGGCCATATCGTCGCGCAGCTTCTAAGGCCGACAGCCCGCCTTGTGACTTAATAGGTGTCTGATCGCCATGTACGGCCAACCAGTTAGGTGCTATGGCGTATGGCTGGCGATGGAATGTAATGCCTAGCTCGTCCAGCCGCATAAACTTTTCAAATCGCAATTCTGGTAATGACAAAAATGATGGAATTTTGTGCATAATTTGTGCATACATGCGGTCACTATGGTTTGACCTAATCATGTGGCTTACTTGTAAATCAGCCAATATGCGCACTGCGGCATCTCGATCTGCGCCCAAAGTCTGCTCGTATGCTTCCGGCGTACCTTCTGCAAAACGGCTTAAAGTGTTGAAATCAATTTCATCGCCTATAGTCACAACATCGTCTGGCTTAAATGCCTTGACAAAAGCCACTAAATTAGCTACGGCCTTGACATCGTGAAATGGTATCTGCATGTCACTGACCACCACAATGCGCTTAATCTTCGTCATCCTCGTATGGGATGTTATCGATCTTGTTTGGAATTGACGGCAAAATCCAATCCGGATAACTATCTTTGTCCGTTACCATGAATAAAGCGATGCCTTCACTAAATCCCGCCTTGCGTAACGATTTGTAATATTCGTGCAGGCAGATAGCGTAAGCGTCTAGTGCGTTGTATTCCTCAAGGTCAATGACCTTTTTACGTGGCATGGCACTATTTTCCAGCACTTAACATATCTATGATGGTGTCAACACGCGCCTCTAAGCGATTAACTTGATCTTTGATAGATGAGCCGCCGTTCGGCTTTAGCTCATTGAGGTAATGCTTAATCATAAAACGCAGCATGGCAAAAAACGCGCCCGATGCGGTCACAATAAGGCCTGTTACTGTGGCCACGTCGGTGAGGTTCATGGTGCTTTAACGCCAAATCCTGTGTCATTTGGATTGAGCCAACGCAATAGTGGTGGTAATACAGCTGCTACGCCTGCGCCAATAATAGCTTTAGGATCAGTGACCCCGGCTAAATAGACCGCGATACAAGCTGCTAAAAATGAGCGACCCCATGATGCGGCCATTTTCTTTAATTCGTTCATTTTTTGACCTTTCGTAATTTGGTTTTTTTAACTGGTGGTGCAACCTCGATGACTGGATACTCGCCTTTGTATGGCACATATTTAGGGCGGCCATAGCCAACGATGACATCATCCGCACGCACCTTGACTAGCACCATGCCGCCATTGCGTTGATCGCCTCCGCGGGATGTGTTGCCCTCAACTGTCAAGACGTTTGTGCCATCTAGCCCGACAACGATGCCAACGTGACTAATGCGATCTACGCCGTCATGCGGGAAATCCATAAAAGCCAAATCGCCTAATTGTGGTGTGGTGTGCCAGCGCGAAATTTCTTTAAATTTATGTGCGCCTATGGCTGTGCCTACAACGCTGTGTACCTTGACCCCAGCTTGTGCCAAGACCCAATTGCAAAATGAACCGCACCACGGCAAACCATCGGCCTTTGTAAATTTGCCGTATTTGGTGATGTTGTCCGGTTCTTCAACATAGCCTTGTTCTTTTAAAGCTATGTCGATTGCCAATGCAGCTGTGCCTAATGGATATGTCATGCAAGTAAGGCTGCAATTTCTTCAACTGTCAAACCCAATTTGCCAAGGACTTCTTGCTTCTTTGCTTCAATGGCTGCTTTTGCTTCGTCTGCCGCTTGAGCATCTAATTGCGCAGCTGCAATTTCTGCCTCAGTCATTGGACGTTCTGTGACTTCCCCAGTTTCAGCATTGTGTTCACAAATTGTTAATGATGATTTTGGCATTATTTCACTCCATATACTGCGTAAGTGCCACCAGCCCAAGATGTTGTGCCGTTTTGCGTTTGGAATTGGATAGATGTTACTGGTTCGCCAATCGTAGTATTAGCACCAAAGTACACATACTGATTGCCGTTTGTTGGATTGGAGTTTATTTGATAACTGTGGAATGTATTGCTTGCATATCCGTCAATGATTAAAACCACTTGGTTGTCATTTGAGCTAGATGTTCCAGCATTAACTTCATCCATTTGAAAGCCGCTAGTAAGACGAGCAGAACCATTTGATCCGTCTGTCGGGTTCAATCTTTGGACGTTGTAAGTGCTTGTCGTAATGCCGTTAATTCTGATGCGTGGTGTTGTATCAGTTCCGCTTATGTAATAGTTATCGAAAATTGCTACTAAACGGTAATAAGAACCTGATATGCTGGTAATGCTTTGGCTTGTTCCAGATAACGTGCCTGATGCTAGTAATGTGTAACCGCCAGCAGACGACGCAGCCCATTTAAGACCAGTAGCGGTTGTGCTATCAGCTGTTAAAACTGTGTTGTTCGCGCCAACGGCTAAACGCGCTGGTGTATCTGCCGCAGTAGCCGTAATTAAATCACCTTTTGCATCTAAAATTGTCAAAGGATCGATTGATGACCAACTAAAATCCATATCGGTATTTGAAGCTTTAACTAAAGCTTGTCCGGTTGTACCACCTTTAAGATCAACTAGCGATGCATCAATAGAATCGCCAAGTGTCTCAATCGCTGTTGCGCCGTCTTTGACCAAGTCTGTTGACGTTGGCACGCTCCAACCAAAATTCGGTGTTGTGGTTGCCATCTATGCTACGACTCCAATCGCGTTAATCCAAGTTAAGGTGTTGCTTATTGTGTTCCAAGATTCAGCTGCGCTGACCTGATTCCATTTTACGGCAATTTGACTGAAATTGACCGGAGACGCGTTGAACGTAACCGACAAATTGTTGAGGCTGGCTCTAAATGTCCATCCCTCGACGTAACCCTCAAATGAGCCGTTAGAGATATTTAGCGGCAGATTTTGTATCCATACAGGCTGACCCATAAATATGTTTATTAGGGCATCTCGATCTGCGTTATCGATTTCGGGATTGCCCAGCTCAAAAGTGATGCTCTGAAATTTAGGCGTTGGATAAGCGCGTAAAGCCACAATGCGGTCTGCAAAATTTTCTGCATCTGCTGTGTCCTTGATGCTGGATAGGAAAGCTTCGCCATATACGCCATAGGTCGCTTGACTGACTGCATCCTCGGCCACATAGACTTGATTTGCATTGTTGCCGTATGTGATGTCATATTTGTTGCGGATGTCGCCAGCGCGTGTTGTGACGGCCAATCCGTAGCCGTTTGCATGATTGGCATCCAGCGTGGTGTAGCCGTTGGCCGCTAAGTAATCTTGTCGATGTGTGCTGTCCGCATAGCCAATGTTGCCGTTGGCATCCTCATACAGCACACCAAGCGCGCTGTTAGCTATTTGCGCGCATAAACTGTAAATGTCAGTTTCGCTGGCAGATCGAGCAATAAGAAGAAAATCGCCGGGACGATCTATCTCGCCTAAGCCCAAATTAAGCGCATCAGCCCATGTACCAGTTGCAGGCGTATAGTTTGCCCATGTCGTAGCTGCTGGCACATCTTGCCATTGGCCTAAAAGGTATCCGGACAAAAGGCTGTAAATCTGATCGCCATCTTCATCTTGTGCCAATACGCCATCGTCCACAAGCTTAGGCAATTTGGACAATGCGCCTAAAGCCGTAATCTGTGCAACTGTTGTGTTGCCTAGTGATCCAGTCTGATTGACCGATACTGTAAAATCTGAAATGTAGCCACCAAATATCGGCACGTACGTGGCCGACGTATCTGTGACTTCGATAGTAATTTGCGTGCCCACATTGAAGTTATATGCGCTATTGTTAAAATCAAGCAATTGAAGCTGGCAATATCCCGCAACTGGCTGGCTATAAATATCTGTGCGGCCGGATGTAATGACAAGATTTGCCACTGTGATGTCTGTGACTTCTACGCTGTTTATCAGCACCTTATATGACGGCGTATATGCGGTCATGCAAATACCAATCCTGAACCGCCCAGCGTGCCGCGAGCTGATGAGTCATTAAGAAGGCTGACAATTTGACGTGCCGTTGATTCTGGATCAATAGCCCCATTGACTGTGATGCTGGTAGTTCGACCAGCTGCAAAACGTCGCATACGCTCATCCGATTCATCGGCCAATGGCACATAAGGCACTGCTACCGATGGTGCAGCTGTAATCATTGCGGCATTTTGTACCGATGCCGTGGACATCGATGCCCCGCTGAAAAACCCCCCAATTGAGCCAGTTACGCCTTTGACTGCATCAATAATGCCTTTAATGCGATTATAAATATTTGTTATCAAACTAACAAGGTTGGCAAACTGATCAATGATTTCTGACAATATGCCGCCAAGTAATCTAAAAGCCCCGCCTAGCGTTTTGCCCAAAATAGGCGCAAGAACGTCACGCGCAAATTCGCCAATGTTGACCATAAGGTTAAAAAATGGTCGCAAATCATCGCTGTTGCGGCGCACTGATCCGCTGACGCTGTCAAACGCTGATCGCAGCCCGGCAAGAATAGGCTGAATAAATCGCAATACTGGCTGCAATTTGTCGCCGATGTTATTTGTAAAATCGGCAATTGCTGGTACGACCCTGTTGACAATTGTTTCAACCAACGGCGTAATAGCTGTGAGGATAAATGCGCCTACTGTTTCCTTGCCCTCATCAAATGCAATTTGTAAACGTGTTAATTTGCCTTGAAATGTATCGGCTTTTGCCGCAGCTTGGTTTTCAAATGTGTCTGCAAGCTTTGCCGTAATCTGATCTAAATTCATCGTTTTAAGCTGTGCGGCAGATAGCCCGATGCCTAGTTTGGCCAGCGCGCCTGTGTTGCCTTCTGCGGCTTTTGCCATTGCATTTGTGACGGCTTCCAGCGATTTGCCTGATCCGGCAGCGACATCGATGGCTACTGTCTGTAGCTTCTGTGCCTTTTCAAGATCGCCTGTGGCGCGTGCCAAACGCTCGATTGATGGCCGTAGCTCATCATCGGTCACGCCAAACGCCAATGATGTTTTGGTGATGTAATCCTCGGTTGCCGCAATTTGGGCTTCTGTAGCCCCTGTGACGTTCTTTAAAGTGAGGGCTAACTTCTGCTGTGCGGCAGCATCCTCAATAGCCGCTTTGACGCCGTCAATGGCCAATTTGCCCGCATAAGCGGCTGCGGCTGCTCCGGCTGCGGCAAATGCTAGCCCAGCCTTCTTGCCAAAGTCACTGACCTTATCGCCAAAGGTTTTGACCTCGGTATCAGCTGATTTTAGATTCTTTGTAAAATTGTCAACGTCGGCCAGTAGCTTAAGCGTTAACGCGCGTGTGCCTTGTGCCATTAACCCCACTCCTTCAAAATCTTGCTAAATGCTGCGCTCCAGCGTTCAACAATTTGTGGCTGGATTTTGCGTAGCGTTGGATAAATAAACCAACCTCGTGATCCTCGACCTTGACGGCCTGACCACACTGGGAACTGGCGATATTTGTTCGATCCAAATTCTGAACCGCCCCAAATGCTGCGCGTGGTTGCGCCGCCGCTAAATTTCTGTGATGCAAATCCGTAGGTAATTTCACCAATCTTGCTTGACTTCTTGACGCGTGCGCCACTAGCGATGCGACTGGCCACATTACGGCTTTGTAGGCCGTTGGCTGTTTGAATAATCTCACCGCGTGCATAGTCGGCTAAATTGCCTGACTGACGTTTAGCCTCGTCCTGTGCAGCTTCGTCTAAATTCTTCAACGCTTTAAATACAGCACGCAATTCGGTTTGGTCAAGGGCTACCTGTTCGGTCACTGTTCCTCGCTTCCAAAACCTCAACTGCGGTCAATATATCCTCGGCTGTCTGCCAATGTGCCATCGGGATGTGCGTGG